GCGAAAGAGGCCAAAAACGCAAACGTGTCGCAAGGAATGTCCAACCTACACGAATGCGCTCTATACTTTTTGGGAAGTACGATCCGCTCTATAAATTGTGGCCAGGGAAAAATTCTGGGGGATAACCCCCATTAAAACCTGGACTTATGAAAAGAACACAATTGAATAGAGGGCATACAACCCAACGAGAAATATCCCGCACCCACCGGCCACCGGTGGGATTTGTTTAGCACCCAATACCTGGGCACAGATGATAGTTGTTTAAAGAGCAACGTCAACTCTCGGTATGCTTTTTATGTCATCCCAAGACAGAGACCCATAAGGGTCAAAAACCGCCATAATAAGACGGGTTGGCATATTGGTACATAACAGGGCAAGCAACGAAGAAGCCAAGGGTATAATCCTCGGCTGCTGCGGAGTGCAAGAGTATGCCACCAAAAGAAGTGGTAAAATTACCAAAATTGACAAGGGAGTAAGAATCCGAACGGTACTGCGTGTCAATTATATTTTCCTTGGTAATGTACCTGCCAAATTGGAACCGATCGGGCGAGTAATATGGTAACTCGTACTCGATGACGCCGTTATCAGGCGTATGAGTAATGCACTGTCCTGCAACACCAGAGGGGCAATAATTGGCAATAGTACGTGGTCCATCAACGTTGGAGGGAAATATATTCTGATCAGTAAAGTATATATTATCACTAGAACGACGATTGGCCAAGATGAAATTATTATTGGAGTTGCCCTGGGCACCAGTAACCATCGCCTTATACCTCATACCACCACGAACACAAGCATAGGCTGGCGTAAACCAACTAACAAGTGTAGGTAAAACAAAATTATAAGCATAAATCGAACCATTTTGCTGAGTGCTAGCAGAACCAGAAGCACAGTAACCACGATAATTTTGATATTGAGAAAAGGTATAGCGCCGGAGCCCATTGCCATTCTGGGGATTAATACCAACAAGACGATATATGGAGTAGCGCTTGAAAAGTTGCCTAAGCGAAACGACTGGGTCGCCATACAAAACATGCAAGGTCTTATCGGTAACATCGACAGACTCACATATAGTGTCTTGACTCTCCTGGGCAACTGGAGCCGGGGCATCATCAGCAGGACCAGCCTGAGGTTCTAGGACCAAATCCTTATCGGGAACGCCATCATCTGGGAGACGATCAAAGAAAGGAGACCGTGGGGGAGACATTAACTTCTCACGACCAGGAACGGAATCCAAACTATTACGCGCCAAATTAGGATTAGTAGGATTGGGAAAAAGTGACAACAACTCAATCTTACCATCAGTGGGCTCAACGAGCTCAAAGTCTGGGGTAGAACACATGAAGCAATTAACATCGACATCATTAATAACCGAATCATTAGGAGCTGTAAGGTTGTTGACGACGTAGACGGCAATGACGCCATTGGAAAAGGGAAAACCATCAGGGAGAGGGACAGTATTAGAGAAATTAGGGTCGGGGACCAAAGGAGGAATCCTAAGGAAGCTCTTGCGAGCGGCCCAACCGATATCTATAGTAAAATCTCTCTCAGAAGAAATGTCGATAATGCGGGTGTACTGAGCATTATACTCGGGAGGCGAAACAACACCCACAGGATCATAGACAATCTTCAAACGACCCTTATGGAAATTGGAACAGACAACCTGGAACCTGTAACGTAAAGTACCACGCCATTGGTTGAAAGGAAGACTAGCAAAACAAGTAGGGGTGAAATGATATGAACCATCAAAAGCCTGTTGGTACATCATTGGGGTGACATAAGCGTTGAAGAGGAGGGTCTCGGGCTGCGCATTCTGTGGCCACACAAAAGTATTATAATACGACTCACGTGTGGTTATAGAAGTTATAGTCATCTCATCAGCGCCAGAAAGACCCATAACCCTGGTGTCAACGGTGGTCTCAGCCTTACAATCGAGAGTGAGCTTCATAGAAGTATCACAAACATTAGTATTGGCTAAGTTGCCAACGAAAACAGGCTTCATCTGCGTAATCTCGCTAATGACATTGGGCCTCGAATAACCGAACATCTGGGCAATGGAAGAAACAGTCGAGGCAGCTAATTCGGTAGCGCGAGCATAAGGGGCCACTATAGGAGTGGACCTCAAAGAGCTGGCGATACGAGCAATGACTCCAGCAGGACGCGAAATGGGACCTGTACCGTACTCATCTTGTCCAGCCTGAGGGACGAGAAAGGCGCAAGGTTCGAGCGTAGGCGCAGAAAGAACGAGATCCTCAGCCCACGCGAAAACGGTCACATCGATAGGCTCAGTACCACCATTGGCATGACGAAGGGAGTTCATCTCACGAAAAGACAAAATACCCAGCGCTCCAATATTACCGGTGGGAATGTGTGAAGAATTATCCGGCCAAACAAATGGTAAGCACAGGGAGCCACCCTGCGAATTGGTGGGATCCAAATAAATGTGAGGACGCTGAGAAGCTGTGATTAAATCTATGGAATCAGTACCAACATAACTGACCTGGTCATAGAGGTGAAGAGGAACGTAAGAAACAAGCATCCTACCATAATAAAAGGGGTTACCATTTATGAGGACACGGACACAAAGTCGACACCTAAGAAGAGAAAAGTTGTTGATGCGATTAACAACGCGTCGGTTGGAGAAAAACTCTTGCCACGGATTCAAAAGATTCTCAACAGGGACAGCGCCAACAGCCCAAGCATACTGGGCTATCTTAACTGGTCGGGCCATAAAATCGGCCAACGAAACATCTGGAGTGTCCGCAACGGATCTGGTACCATCATCGACGCCATCAATAGAATAGCGCCACTGTGGCGAGTCGTCAACGAAGCGAACATTTTGTGAAGTGTCTCCCTCTCCAGACGAAAGGGAGACACCTTTATTAATAAAATTGAAAGATGTAGAAAGTCTATTTATTGACACAGTGCAGCAGACTCAAGCTGCAAAGTGCTTTGTACATATTGGGACGCTACCTCCTCCCCTAAATAGGGGTACCCCACGAGGGGGGTGCGAAAACATGCAAGCCTGATGTAAAATGTATTAGTACTATACAAAACACTGGTAACCATAACACGTAGTACCCTTTTGGATTAATGAGCGCGGGTAACGCTCAGAGGGACGCTTTTAATGTCAGCCCGAGACAGTGCTGCCTAGGTCAACTCAAATACCGGTTCAAGCTCAGCCTCTGCAAAGTCTTCATCCGGCACTTCAAGGGGAGGGGTGTCTAAATACCTCTTCCTCCACCTATCGAGCATTTCATGGTAGTCAACCTTCAACATCGGCACCAAATGAGAAATACCAACAATGTCACAAATTTGCGCCATCTGTTGCTGGCGCATCTCATAGTGCTCCTGCCCGTAATAAAACCATTCATACAGAGCGCCACCAATATTAGTAGCGGCGGCCTGCTCACGTGTCAAGTGAGTGGACTGAAGGACTCTATGGAGACTCTTAAAAATGGAGTTCTCATCTAGTAGTCCAACGGTTGTGCCCAAATCATGGTTGTAAAAATCTCGCCTCTTGAGAAAATCGGTCTCAACAAAGGGGAGATAATCGACGACCAAATCACTTTTATCAGGTAAAGTGAGAACTACCCCGCGCTCAGCCAAAAAGGCCTGATAGCCTCTAAAGGTAATTAAACCCTTATAAGCACTAGCCACATTAGCGATAAAATCGTCACCATAGGTGACCATACGCGCTATTTGCTTAAACGGAACACTGCCTGCGACAGAGCACACATACATGCGGAGGTAAAGACTATTAACAATAGAATTCACATAAACCGTAAGATTGTGCCCTGAGGGATTACTCCCATAAAGCATAAGCAGGTCACCATTGTTGGCAAGAATGGGATAAGCAACCTCGGTAGCAATACCCCACATAATGCTGCACATCTCATCAGAATAACCACAGTGCTTAGCTATGGCTATCATGATAGAGAAAGCAGCGAATACGACCTGCGCATTCATGCGCAAGTCGTACTTAGAGAAATCTCCAGCGATAATATTATCACCAAAGTCGACAGTGTCATCATTTCTCGCAGTAATATGGTCCATAAGCTGGCCCCATTCGAGGCCAACTGCATTTATGCCAACGGCACACTCCGACATAATCGGAAGAGTCGAAAGCAAACGGACAATCGGTAGAAAGTATTTCCGCATATTTAATTGGAGAGATATTGGCGCTGCCTGAACACACCTAACCTTCTTCTTCCCTATCTTAGTGGGCTCATCCTTTAAGAACACTTTAAAAATGTCATTGGAACGTAGACCACTAGTATACGCCGCAATGCTACCAGCAACGCGGTCCCAGATAAACTGGGGGAAGGTTTTCGGGTCAGGAATGCCCTCTGTACCCTCCTCCAACGGGATCCACACATCACTCTTAGGGCCAGTGAGTGGAAAACCAATGGAGGTCTTTCCGACCATACCGTCGATAAAGCGGCGTCCAACCACTCCACAGACAGACTGGAGATCGGTCAAAGGGGCAACCTCAGCTTTAAGCTCAGGAAAACCATCTAAGACAGAAAGAAAAACGTCTGTATAATCAGCCATAGCACTGTCCAGCAGGACATTGGGAAACATACCAGACGGATTGGTACTCTGTGCAAGCGAAGCCTGGAAAGGGTATGCCTCAAATGCGGGTTTACCCCACTTATTTGGCACACCACAGACAGACTCAACTGCATCAGATATCAAAGTGGGCACAACTTTAGAATAATATTTCGCTCTGCCAATGCATTCACCAAACATGGCCAGTCTACTCCCTTCAGGGAGATAATTGACTGGACTTTTCGGATGGATGGTAGGACCAGAGAAAAACTGGACATCATACTGCTCGAGATCGAGACGAGAAGCAGATGTGGCAGGAAAAACGGTACGAACACTCCGTAAATGAGATATCGCATCATCAATCTGCCCCTTAGTAATGGCGCCACCACCACCAGTGGTCGTCCCAGTGATACCACCTAAATGACAGGCGGCAATAACTGGAGACTTATTGGTAGTTATGATGGGAGCCATACACTGGCCAGGGAAAGTGGGAAACTCAGTCTTATAATGATACCCCAGGAACGATTCAGCAACATTGCCTCCATCTTTAAGATTGGAGGTCCTAACGGTAGCAGGAGAACCTAAAGTCACTACAGACGTGATAATACCACAATCACGCTTCTTATAAATAAGAAGCGCTGGGGAAGTGGAGACAGAACTGAGAGGAAAATACTCAGTAATGTCCTTGACAGAACCACCACCAGCAATAGAGACAACACTGAAATCTGTGCCAGGTATCCGATAGGAGTTGGCACGAGAAATCAAAGCACTAAAACTGCCTCCATTAGTATTGCGAGCAAAATTGACGCTCATCTCATCAGAGTTCCAGACATGATTCGGAATCATAATGAAGTGCGTCTTAAGAAAGAGGGCATTTGTAGAAAACGTCTTGCCATCCTGCTCATAATGCATATGCAACAACTGACGACCGACGACCTTAATAAGGTGGTCGGGATGAGTGGACTTCGAAACAGGCGTGCCAGGAATCGGCTCGCACTCAAACTTAGCCCAATCATTCTGCTCTTTATCACGAGCAGCAATGTCAGCATAACTGGTCGGCGAAATATTGCCGTGCGGATCCATAGCGGTCCTAGAAAGCGTGCGCCAGAAGCGCAACCCCAAAAGAAGCGTGCCAAGTGCTGTACCAGCACCGAGCATGCGCCTAATTGAGTCGTACCTCCAAAGCTCACTGGCTGCAACAAGCATACTGGGCTCCTCCAAATAAATACGACCAACAGCATCAATTGTGCATACAAAGCTGTTCCAAAACAAATAAATGAAAAATGGAAAAACAACAAAGCAATAGCAATGACCTGCCAGGAAGGAAATCCAAGTGAGAACGACAAGAAGGATGAGAATCTGCAAATAAGCAGTATAAATCTCATCATAAATAGCGTCTCGATGCAAGTAATACCAACACAAGCGAGCTAACCAGGTAGAGCGCAAGCACTGGGGTAGAAGGCAAATATAATAAACCCCCCACCACTCCATAAAATCAATATAGGCCTGGAAGTGCAAACCAGTTGCACGATTCCTAGCCCACAAAGTGAGGGGAAAAAAGATCTGCCCAATCTCAAAATGTGGTGTGTAGACCGTAACCTCGTCGTAAAGTGATACATCTTCCTTGATAGGGAGGTGCAGCAACGGCGGAATATCGCCAAGAGGTTTGTCAACACAAACACATCGTGTTTTCAATTTGCGGCACACACGACAGACAGCACAGGAGGTATGGCTCGTATTCATGCGAGCAACAACCTTCTCCTGTGTAGCCTGATGCTCAATCGAGGCATGAATTATATACTCAATGAGAGTATTAATATCTACGCCATCAAGGAGAGCACCATTGTGTGATAAAATTTTATAGCCGACAGACGGAGCACGACCCTCACTAACCGCAGGAAGAGGATACGCACGCTCGACTTTAAAAAGCCACAAATCAGGAATTTCCGGAATGTCACCGTGATAAAAGTCTTTAACCTTAAAAGGGTCAAGCATACCATCAGTGGCAAACTCATCGCGAATGGAAATCGTAATAATGCAATCCTCTCGACGAGCTATAGAAGCCGGAAAGTGGGAACCATCAGCAGTAAGCTTGATATTCTTCGTAATACCGAGTACAAAGAAATTCATAGCTATAGCACCTTTGCCCTCAATTTCGGCTTTGAGAGCATAGGCGGGGACATTATTGTTGAGTTTGAGGAGAATTTCCTCTGGAATAATATCCAGATACTCCTTCTTAATATTACCAAAATCATCAATATGTACCCCATTAGTCTTGCTGAGGTAATTGGAATCATATTTGTCACGCTGGTCAAGAGTGCAAATACGATCGGGGGAGGCATCATGACCCATAGCATTAAGGGAGGCGGCCATCAAAAGAGAAGAGACGGTCGACTTACCAACAGATGTTGGGCCATAAAGCGAATAAGTAAAAGGCGCATGTCGTCCACCAGCACGCGACCTTTTGGCATTAAAACCAGCCACCATGACACTTATGTGTTTCTCATAATTGACATATTGCTGCTTATCCTTAGGATGAACAGCGGCAGCAACAAGTTCTTTAGCCTTAACGTGTAACTTCTCCAGTCGATCACTGAAGTCGTTCTCCTCAGATCGGCTCAAAGACACACCAGTACACAAAATCTGATACTGGTGCCGGGCATCCATAAAGGCCTGCTCAAAAGTCTCAGCTCCGTCGGAACCATAAACCAGACAGGAAATATTACCTGTCCGGAAAAAGCCATAAGTACCAAGGACAAAGTGAGAAACAGTGCTAAACACTGCATCAGCTAAGTCCAAGGCACAAACCTGCTTATTGTAGGCCTCAACGGAAAAGAACCTAATGCCTCTCCAAGAAACTTCCAAATTCGCCGCATCACACACACCTATAGCACAGGCAATGCTAAGGAGCTTAGAAACCCGACGAAAAATGGGAGCATGAACGAAAGCAGCCCAAGAAGTGGACATCTGTTTAAAAGCAGACATCCAATCAAAGGGGGACTTATCGAGCAACTCTGAATCAAAATTGGAAGAACCAGGCTCACCAGCCTGGGGCACAAGAGGATCATCCCCCCCAATCATAGCCAACAAATGCTGAGAAATCGACCGATTCGATAAAGTACGAACGTACAAAAGGATGGTCAAAAGAGCATCAGACATGCTGGTGGCGCGACTGAGCGACAAAATGCATAAGACAATGCCTTCAACGCGAGCTGCGGAAGCGTCAACAAGACTGACGTCACCACTAGTAGCAGAGATATAACTAAGTCCTTTGCGAAAAGACTGGGCAAGACCACTATGTGGCTCGTAATCCTCAATATCGAGGTCGGAGTCAACAGTGGAAATAGAAGACGAAACACTAGAGACAAACATACTGTCAACAGTGGTAGGTGGGGAAGGGGGATGGACAGTCACGCTACCATAACTGGTCACGGAAACCTGCTCAAAGTGGGCAGGTGATAAAACGGAATCGTCAAAGGACGAAGGTTGAGGGCCAAAATAGGCCGTCAAAAGAAGGGCGAGAAAATTAATCACGCGGGTCATAAATTCAGTACACATGGTGGAAACGAATCCGTAAAGTTTAAAGACACAGGGGTCTGATATCTGTTTTGATTTATGTGAGACAGTACTCACTAATAGGCGTCGATTACGCCCATAGTTCTGGCAAATTTACTAAGGATGTAAAGCCTGAGCAGTATGAACATCCAACATTCGGATACTAATATACAATAGTGGGACATAAAATCTGTTTTGATTTACGTGAGACAGTACTCACTGATGAGTGTCAATTACACTCATAGTTCGGGCAATGTTACTAATTAACGCAAAGCCTGATCAGTGAAACGTCATACAAAGATCTAATATATACAATATGTAAACATGCAAACAAATAAGGACAGAAAACTGTACTATGTCGTTAGTAGAACGTATGTAAAACGTATGATAGCAGTGAACACGTACACACTGTTATAGAATACGTGCGGCGACGAGGCCGCACGCAACTAAAGCGCAGAGAAAACTGCGTAGAGTCAGGATAGCTCCGAAGCGAGGTTCTTTGCTCGGCCTTTAGCTTTTAGAATTTTCTCTTCGAGTTTTCTTCCCTTTTGAGAAGCTACTTGCGAAAGAGGGTTTCTCGAAGCGATTCTGGCCCTTGAACCTTTTACCTTGGTCCGGTTCCTTTCTCCCAGGTTCCTTTTGTTTCGGGATTCAGAGGAGCCTTCTCCTTGGTATCTGAGCGGTACGGTTTCCGCTTTCGCGGTCGCTGTCCAATTTCTT